ACCGCTACACAGCAGTTGTCCACTATTCAAGGTAACTTGGATGTGAATGTTCCGGGTGTTTCCGATAGAACAATCTTGAATCCTATTCTGGCGTACACCACTGCACAGCCAAACATGTTCACAGTAATTGACACACCACCGGCAACCATTGGTTCCGACGGTGTGACACCTAATGAGGCATCCACCGTAAACAGCTACATGGCTATGGTTATCGGATCTACACAGATCACACCTACAGCGCAGGCTGCTATCTACGGTCCTTGGTTGCAGGTATCCGACCCAACCTCCACAATTCAGGGAGCCACAAAGACTCTGCCTGCTGGTGGAGCTGTACTGGGGATCTTCTCCCAGACAGATGCACGCTTCGGAGTACAGAAGTCTCCGGCAGGTGTAAGCATTCCATTACAGAGAACTGTAGGCGTAGAGCTGGCATTCCAGAACAGTAACCTTGACTTGATGAATACCAATGGAATCAACGTCAACAGATTCATTTCTGGATACGGATTCTGTGTCATGGGTACTCGTACTCTAATGCCAACACTGCCTAGCCGCTACGTAAGCATTGAGCGTACGTTGATGAACATCAACTACAACCTCTACCAGTTGACTCAGTTTGCTGTATTCGAAAATAACAACCCTAGCCTGTGGACACGCCTAAGTGCAGTTGTTACTCAGTATCTACAGGGCATCTGGCAGCAAGGAATGTTGCAAGGTGATACTGCCGAGCAGGCGTACTTCGTACAGTGTGATACCGGTAACAACACAGCTACCACAATCGCTTCTGGCGAGGTTCACGTAAAGGTCGGCCTAGCTTTGAATACTCCTGCTGAATTCGTTGTCCTTGACATCAGTCAGATGTCCGGGAACGTAAGCACCGTTCTTCCATAAGGAGTAATTAAATGCCAACAACCAACACTGCACCCATTGCAAAGGCGACGCCTTCTATTGGTCGCCTAGCGACTGATCCACTGAGAAATTTCAAGTTCAACGTCAATATCATGCACCCAAAGCTTTCTGGTTTTACCAGTATGGGATTCATGACTGTTTCCGGATTGAATATCACGACTGAGGTTATTCCTTATCGTGAAGGTGGAATGAACACAACAACTCAGAAGATGCCCGGACAAAGTGACTTCGCGCCTATCACCCTTTCACAGGGAGTAGCAATTGGTTCCGGAGATATGTGGGAATGGACCAGAGAACTATTTACTGTTATGCAGGGAACCGGTACTGGGGCACCAGGACAGGACTTCCGAGCAACAGTTGACATCATGGTTCTTGCTCACCCCGTAACCACAAGCCAAGTACCTGTTCAGGCTATCTATCGTGTATTCAATGCGTGGCCAACATCCATTGCATTCTCCGACCTTGACGCTGGAGCCAACGCTGTTCTTATGCAGCAAATGAGTTTGGCTCACGAAGGATTCGACTTTAAGTTGGCTTCTTCAAGCGGTCTCGGCGGCGGTGTACACTTCTAATTAGAATTCACGTAACAACAATTGGAGAATTACAGTGGAATACGAACTGCCGAATTATAGTATGACTTGGGATGGAGCAACGGAGCAGGAAATCAAGGGCGATGCCCCAGTAGCCAATGACTTGACCGCAAAGGTTTTGTCGGCTATGAATCCTGCTCCGTCCATCGATGCTTACCCGGATACGTATGTACATCTTCCTGCCGGATATATTTTCCAGAGTGAAGTAGTACAGGATGCTGAAGTTCGGGAACTTACCGGCGCCGATGAAGAGGCCCTAGAAAAGGCTAGAGTGGGCGGTAATCCGGCTAAGTACATCAATACCCTACTCCAGTGCGGCGTGGTCTCCGTAGGCTCTCACACGGCCACTCAGAGCATTTTGGATGAGCTTGTTCAAGGAGACTTGGACGCTCTTCTCATGGGTGTCCGCAGAGCCACTTTTGGAGATGACTTCGAAGTATTCGGCGTCGTCTGCGAATCCTGCGGAGAATCCAATGATCTATCTTTGAACCTCAAGGATATTCCTGTAAAGGAATTGGACGATCCATCCGTACGAGATTTTCTTGTACCTCTTCGTAAGGGGCGCTCGGCTCGTGTGCAATTCCCTACTGGTGCTGTACAGACTGAGATTTTCAAGAAGAACAGAACTATCACCGAAATGAATAACCTAACCCTCGCTGCCTGTATCCTGGCTTTCGTAGAAGCAGACGGTTCTGAAACTCCTTGTAACGGAATCAATGCTGTGAAGAAGATGGGTGTATCTGACCGTAAGACAATTCAGATGTTCATCTATGATAATCAACCAGGACCGCGCTATGACCAGGTAGTAGCTCAGTGTCATGCGTGCGAGGGCGAGGTACCTGTTCCACTTAGCGTGGGAGTCCTGTTTCGCGAACTCTAATTATTCTGATCTCTACAAAGAATATGAACAATTGGTAGATGCTTTCGGCTGGCCGGTATCGGAAAGCCGCATCCTTACTTATAGGGAGCGCAAGCATTGGATCAATAGATACGTATTCAAATTGGAAAAGGAATACGAGAGAATACACCAGCAAAACAATTCAAATCAGGTCCACGTGAATACCATGGGATCGGGCGTTACTTTCGGTGGAAAGCCTTTTAGACACTATAATTGAAAGTAACATCGAACTAGGAGATCACGTTGGCTACCAATAACAGCAGCAACAGCAACATCGGAGCCAGCCGCTTGTTGGGGACTCAAGGTCTCCAGCAGGCGGTTGATTCGTTAACGCAACAAGTTAATAAACTCAATCAGAGTATCGGCGCCGTTTCGGGTTCATTCAACAATATGGCCGGAGCGGGAAGACGTGCTGCCGGTGGAAGTGCGGGGGGCTCCTGGAATGCTGGAAGTAACAGAGCCAACTACTCCAACTACAACGGCGGCGGTGGAGTATTCACCGGGCTAGGACAAAGACTTTCTTCCATGCCGGGTGGTGGTCGTATAGCCGCTGCCGGTGCAATCGGTGCTGGCTTCATGTCTGCTACTACCGCTTACGCCAATAAGAATATGGCAGATATGATGGTTGCCGATCTTTACGGTAGTCAAGCCAATATCGTTGCCGGTAGACCTGGCTCTACCTTGTCCCGTCACATGGTATTCAGCGGAAACAATATCGCTCTCAATACTATGGATGCCGCCAGAGCTGCATATACCAATACGTATAACTACGGTAATGCCTATTACGGTACTCAGGTAAATCAAAGATACCTACAAGGACAGAATCAGCAAAGAGGATTTGCTTACGCATCTCCCGGTATGGGCGCTCAAGCGGCAGCACAGACTGCAACCGAATTAGGTAGTGGTCGTGCCTTTTATATGTCACAGGCCCTGGGACTGCGCCCGACTATCGGAAATGGCGGCGTGCAGTCATCCCCTCAAGAAATTGCTCGTTCTATCTACAACCGTACGTTCGGTAATCGTCAAGTAACCAATAAGCAGCTATCCGCTTCTCTTACACAGACTGGTTCTCTTTCTGTAAATCTGAATTATATGTCCAGCCAGTTGGGTCTAAGTCAGCAGAGCCAGACCATGATGAGAAACTATCTGACTGGTCTCACGGCTGCACGTAATTCCGGAATGTCCACAGATGAGTTCGACAAGCTGTCTACTCTTGCGGGAAACAATGACCGTGCCGCAATCAATAAGCTGAAGAAGGCCACCGGTCTCGGTGACTCTATGTTTGAATCCCAGAGAAGTTTGAATACCAGCCGTGCAGATAGAATGCAAGATATTCTGGATTCCTTGTCTCCAGCATTCAAGGATGCTACTGCGGCGGTACAAAACTTCACTGAAGGAATTAATGCTTTCCTAAAGAGCACAGGACTTGACAGCGCCATCGGTACTGCCGGTGGTTGGGGTTCCGCGCTGTCCGGCGGTCTTGGTGGATTCAGTGCTGGTTTCGGAGGAATAGGTGGCGGAATGCTAGCCGCCCGTCTGTTCGGAATGTTTCGTGGAGGCGGAGGAGCTGGAGGTGCTGGCGGAATGATCAACGCCACCAGAGGAGCAGGAGGTGCTTATGGGATTACCTCTGCCGGAAGTAGTGCCTCCTTGATGTCCACCCTTGCCCCGGTTGCTGGGGCTGCCGGATTATCTGTCGTTGTCGGCAATAAAATTGCCAATGAAAACAGAAAGCTCCTTCCTCAATATATGAAGAAGGATGCTGATGGAAATCCTACAGTATCTCCGAACGTATACCACAGCAGACTTATGCACTTCGATGGTCGTGCTGGTGGAGGACACAATTCCAATTCCGCTGACGGAGGAAGCGGGGGCGGCGGAGGTAATGGTAGTTCCAGCAATAATGGAGCCACTGCTGCGCAGGTTCTCGGTTTTGCTCAGTCACAGTTAGGTGTTCCTTACGTATGGGGAGGAACTTCTCCAGGAAAGGGATTGGACTGTTCAGGTTTGGTTCAGTGGGCATTCGGACAAGCAGGCGTAAAGCTTCCGCGTGTATCTCAGGATCAGGAGAATTCAGGTTCGCCAGTAAATCTCGGTGATGTACAGCCGGGAGATCTTCTATTCAAGGGACACCCTGCTACTCACGTTGCTATTGCTATGGGCAATGGTCAGCTTATTGAAGCCCCACGTACCGGATTGAATGTTCGTATTCGTGGATACTCACCTAGTGAATTTACCAGTGCCAGAAGAATTCTGGGTTCTGTGGGTAACATGGGTTCTTTGATAAACGGTAAGTCCGGTAATGATGTCAAGAACACCTTGAACAATGCCCAG